CCTCTGCGAGCAATTTGGATAATTTTTCGGCCTCTACTACGGTGCCTAAATTTGATACTCGAACAGGAGAAAATGACTCGCCTTGCAAAACAGACGGCATTTGCGATTCAACTGCTTGCGTCGCTTTTTTAAGCCGCAAAATTTCAGCAGCGTTTTTGATTCTTTTTTCGTCAATCGCGTCCAGTTTACTTTCCGGAACTAGCAAACTAAATGCCGCGTCTTCTCGCATTTTTTCGATCGTTTTATTGGACTCAGCGAGAATTTTTCCGACCTCATTCGCACGCATTGCCAATTCAATCAGCTTTTTGATAGCCAGATCTATCACGCCGATCACCGAAACACCAAGCGACGCCGCAAGCCCGGCTCCAATGGCCCTCGGATCGAAGGCTTTTTTCATGAAGCCCGCCGCCGTCTGAGAGCTTTGCTGCAATTTCGCGAGCGAGTTTTGCACGCTGGCAAAAGCCTGCTTCGTCGCATCCACCGCCCGCAGAATAAATGATGCCTCAGCCATGGTTTTTAAGTTTTCGGTTTTGGTGTTCGATGTAAGCCAGCCAGCCGTTCAATTCCTGAGCTGGCATCGCGAGCACCTCGTGGGCAAATTTGTGCAGACGATCCGCGAGCGCGTAAACGGCGAGGAGGTCTGCCGCCTCCCCACCGTAAATCAGTTTTTTAGGTCGTCCACCTTCGGACTGTCATCCGCTAGAATGGCGTTTGCGACGCGGCCGACGACGTTGCTGTCCGCCTTGTTCAACAGCGTCGGCTTGTGCTCAATCGTGAACAGCTTCGCGCCGTGCTCGTCGGTGGCCTTCATGATCAGAATGTCCACGAGCAGCTCCATGTCGTTCTCTTTGCTGCGACGATAGAGCCGGTTTTTTTCCGAGAGCGTGACCGGCGTTGCGTGCACCACGAGCTTCCACTCCGGCACGTCAATTTTGCGCGTGCCGAGTGAGGCGAAGTGTTCTCTTACGAGGTCGATTGCGTCCATGTGTGTGTTGTGTTTTTCGTGCGAAATTAAGCCGTCAACGTTGAGAGCGTCCCGTTACCTTCGAAGGCAATCGAGCCTTCTATGATACCGTCAAAGCTAGCACTCACGTTAAACTGGGTCACGATGGCCGCGCCCGAATAGTAAACGTCGCCGGTGCTTGCGCCCTCTGGATAAAGGTTCAGCGTGACCTGCGAGCCGATGGTGATCAGGAGTTGGCCGGCATCGCCTTCGTCCCAGTAAAGGTCACCAGAAACCGAGAACGATTTCATGGATGCAAGCCGGGTGCGGTAGGTGTCGCCGAGGACCGAGTCCTCCACGGTGTCGGAGGTGTGGGTCAGAGCGTAGTTGCGCAGTTCGCCGATGGTCGTGCTGGATAATTTGATGAGGCCTTCCCGGCCGAGTTTGGTTGCCATAAGATTAAGTTAGTCGGTTGAAAAATAAATGCAGTTGAAAGTGTGCCGAGCCGACCCGAAGCGCCGGTCCTCGTCTGGCTCAATCGTATATTCCACGCTCGTCAAATGCAGGTCTTGACATTGCCCGCCCAGCGTCACGTCCGCGAGAACCGCCGCCTCAACCGCTGCGCTGCCGGTGTCGAAAAGGTCGTCAATCAGATAGGTTCCGCTCTCGGCGATAAAGTAATCCACCACGAGCTGCAGCTGTCGGTATTGCGTGCGGTTGCTCGGGCCGAGCGTGCGCACCTCGATCTGCTCGCTGACCGCGTAAACGGCTGCGGAGGGAAAGCTGACGCTCGCAATCGTGTTGTTGCGCCCGCGCAAGATGTTCGCGGTCGGAACGACGAGAGCGCCGGTCAAGGCGTTGGCGGTGGCGTTGCGGATGTTTGTTCGGGTGCTCATGCTGCTGTTTTAAGTGGCATCATTCCTTTTACTCTTATGAAACCCAAATTGACCGCAGCGTTTGCACGTATCGCCTCAATCTTTTTGACGGTCGTTTGAATTCGCGAGTTGATCGCGCCGTCAATCATGCGCTGATAATTTGGGATCTTCACGTTGTGCGCCGTCGCTTTGATGAAAGGCTGCGGACCGAAGCTGGATTGCACTGAGCCGAACAGCTTGTTGCCGCTCGCCTGCGGCTTGAGCTTGTCGCTGAATTTCTTGTATCGCGCACCGGTGACTTTTGCCGATGAGTTCCATCCCGAGACGGTCCAGCCGACGCGGCCCTCGATCTCGTTGCGATACTTTTTGAAGTCAGCTCCAAATGCCAGGTGATCCGGCTTACCTGTAATGCGCCCTCGTGCGTTTGTTTTTTGTCTGCTGCGGTGGTAAAGGCGGAGAGCGTCCTCGTTCTCCAAAAGTCGCATCCCGTAGTAATATGAAAGCTTCGGGTTTCGCAAAAGCGCGCGAAGTTTCTCGACCTGTCGGTTGCGCACGTATCGTGCCATCGATTTGTAGAATCCGCCTTCGGTGGCCTTGGCCTGCAATTCCTGATAAACGAGCGGCTGAGCCAGTCTCGAAAAGTCAGCCCGCACCGCGTTCGCGCCCTGCTGCTTGCTCTTGGGCGGCGTGAATTTGACGATGGTCTGGATCGCGTATTTCGCCTCCTCCTTGATGACCAGCCCGAGGTCAACCTTTGCCGCGTTGGCGAGCTTCGCTAGCTGGAATTCTAGCCGCGAGAAACTTGCTTCGATTTCGATCATATCGACTTTTGCACTTCGAGTTCACATCCCGCGCCCTCGGCGTCGAGCATGACGCGATCAATAAAATAGGTAATGCCAGCCCGCGAAAGCGTCTGCGTGACCTGCGGAACGGCGCTGACGCTTGTCGTGAGCAGGAACACGGTGAAGCGCGAGTCGTCCCGGCGTTGGTCCTCGAACTCCGCAAACGCGTTGCGCGAGGCTGACCAAACGCCCGTCACCGCCGCGCCCTGATACGTAAACGAAATGCCGGCCTGCTCCAAGATCGCGGAGAAGTCGGAATTGATCTGCGTCGGGTCGAAGTCTCGAACGGCGGCCATACAATTGCGCGAATCGTCAAACCGTGCCGAAGTGCTGTGCGTGCATCGCCGGACGGTTCTCCCGCAGCCACGGCTCCGCGTCGGCCATGCACTTCGCCGCGTCGTTGCCGCACGTCTGAGAGCCGACGTGGTGCACGTAGGCCCGCGAAATGAAGTGGCGGCGCTTCATGTCCGCGCATTGCACGTCGTCGCTGAACCAGTTGATCGGCGGGAAGTCCACCCATGCGTCTCGGTGAATCCACGCGCAAATCGGCGCGATGACCGGCGTCTCGACGATGCTGCGCTCTGACTCGAACCGCAGAAAGTCCAAGCGCCCGGAGCCGCAGCGGATGTTCTGCGCCCCTCGTGCGTAGTCCGACCGTGCTGCGACGTAGCCGACGTTCTCGCAATGTTCTTTGATCAGCTTCACATCCGCGAAAAGGTCGCGCCATGTCGTCGGCGTGAACACTATGTCGTCGTTGCAAATTACCAGCTCGTCATGCTCCTTGAACGCGATCCTCGCCGCGTGGTTGTAAGCCTCGCCGAACGTGTTCCCGACGCCGTGAAAATAGTAGGTGCGAATGTTGCGCGGCACGTAGGCTTTGACCGACGCCTTGAGCACGTCGAGACACCTTGCGTTAGTCGTGCAGACAACGATTGCCGGCTCGGGAATCATGCTTTTTTTGCTCCCAGAATTTGCTCGATGTTCTCCGCGTCGATCAGCGTGCAGCCGCTCGCCAAGATTCGTTCGTCCCAGCCGTGAGGCGGAACCATGCCGTCGTCAGCGTTGACCTGAATCACGCCCGGCTCGGCTGCGCTCGGCTCGCCTACGTCGTGCAGGAACTGCTTCGCCATCCCCATCGTCTCGGCGTCGTCGGCCTTGACCAGAAAGCGGTGTTCGATGCGCTCCGGCTGCGCCGCTGTCGAAAGCCAAGCGTCGCGGAACGCAACCGATTTGGTCGAGTTGCCCAGCGTCTTTTGCGTGAGCCGGATCTTCGGTTGGGTGTGCTTGTGAAACACGAGCTGCATCGCCGCCGCGTCGTCCAGATAGCCGGCGAGACGGTAGGCACGCGCCGCGAGATCGTGCCCGGCCCATCCATACCATTTTACTTCGTGAGTCCACGGCCGATCTTTCTCCTTAGGCTCGGCGAGGCTTAGCATCCGCGACGCCCAAAAGCTCGCCCGTTTGCCGTCGTTGCGCTCGAACGAGAGCAGGATAATCGACGCGATTGCCTCGCGGCACCAAGGGAAAACACCGTGCGCCGACATTGCGAACTGCATCGCCTCGCGCCGAGAAGCGACAAGCCGCGCAAGGTTGAGCCCGACCTCGTAGCGGAAGCTGTCGTCGAGGTTCGGGAAGCTGAGAGCGATGCGTCCGAACTGCTCGGCTGCCGTCTTGTTGCCGGCGCAATAATGCTCTTGGTGAATATAAAAATATTGGGTGGCGGACTCGGCCACGCTGCGCCCGAGGATCGCGAGGTTGCGCTTGCGATTGTCCTGCTTGATCGCAATCGGCTGATGGTGCCAGACCGGGGTTGACCAGTCGAAATGCCGGTCGTTCGGAAGCAGGAGCAAGTTCTCGTGCACGTCGTGATGCCAGATGCGCCCGCTTGCAAATGCGCTGCGCCGAACGATGCGCTCGCGGTGGAGCTTTTTCCCGGTGCCGCGCACGTCGTAGGGACAACGAATCATGAGCACGTCGTCCGATACCTTGCCGAGCCGGTCCCGCAGCTTTTCGGCGTCCGCAATTACGTCGTCGCAGTCGGCCCAGATTAGCCAATCGCCGCACGCCTGCGCAAACGCTTGATTGCGTGCGCGAGCGAATGAATCGACGTGCTTCCACGCCTGCGCCGTGGCGCCGTTCTTGTATTCGGAGAACACGAACCCGACCGAGTGCTGCAAGCACCAGTCGCGCACGATTTGCTCAGTCGCGTCCGGTTCCTGCGAGCCGATGGCGCGAACGAGTGAAACCTCGTCAATTACGCCGTCAAAGCTGTCGAGCATCGCGCCGATTTGCGCCGCTTCGTTTCCCGTAATTACGCAGAGGGAGAGTATCATGGTCGTTGTGTTGTGCGCGTCAGGTCTTGCTGATCGCTCGGACCGGTCAAAACAAAAAGCCCCACGCCGTGAAGCGTGAGGCTGTTGTGAAACCTAATTCCGGTTAAGCGTATTGGGTAGCGATGAGCTGACCAGCGTTCGAGTTCACGATCTTCTCGGCGGTGTATTGCGAAGCGCGAACAATGTTCGACTTGATCTTCTCTTCGCGGTAGGTCGAGACGCCGATGGCCGGACCGTATTCGGACCAGTTCAGCGTGAAGCCTGCGCCGCCACCGAAGTAACCGGCTCCTGCCTGCGTGACCGAGCCCACCCAAATATAGGTGTTGGCCCAGACGTTTGCGGCAGAGAAGGCGATGCCCTCGGGTGCGCTGTCGTATGACGCACGGCCAATCAAAACCTCAGAAACACCGAATACCTCAGCGGCTGCTTGGGTGCTGGCGTTCAAGATCGTGTCGGACGAAAGACCCGTGCCCCGTAAACGATTTTGGAACTTGCTGCTTGCGCGGACACGAGTCCAGACCGGGTATGGTATGACAACGCGGGTGTTGGTCGTGGACTCGCCGCGAGCAAGCATCCGGTCGAGAGCCTCCTGCACGTCCTGACCGACGTCGAAGGTGGCTAAATTGGCGACGGTGTAGGCGGTGCCGGAGTTGGTCGAGGTGAACGTGCCGGTATCGAAGATTTTCGCGGCGACGCGAAGCTCGTGCGCGAGCAAGAGTTTGCGCTTGGCGAGTTTTGCGGCCATCACCTCGGCATCGAAGAATCGGGCAACGTCGAGAGTCACCGTATCGTCTACGGCCTCCTCGTAGCCGAACTCCAAACATTGATAGGTGTCTTGGGTGAAGGCGCGAGTGCCACGAGCGTAGTCGCTGTATGGAGCGCGGTTCTTCATGTCGCTCTTGAGAAGTTGGCCCTCTTTGAGAACGAACGATGGGTATTGGCCGGCGCGAACTGGCACGTCGAGGATTGGCATGACGGCGGTGCCGATCAGACCGGCCTCCCAGTCTTTTGCCTGCTCAACTACGCCAGCGATGTCGCCACGGAAAATGGCTGCGGAATTTGAATACATGGTAATTAGTTCTTAATGGTTAGATGTTCTTGGGAAGCATCTCGATGATCGTAGATGCGTCCGAAGCGGTGCTGAGAGATTTGCCGACCGTGATCGTGCCGGTGATGGCAACGGTCCCGTTGGCGGTGGAGAAAAGCGTGTCGCCCACGGTCACGGGACCGGCGAGCAAGGTGGCTTTGATGGTGGTGCCGCCGAGAAATTCGACGGTGATTTGATCGCCGGAAGCGGCGTCAATCGTTGCGACGCCGTCGGGCAGAGAGGCGGTGGCTGCAAGACCGACGCCTCGGTTGTTGGAAATCGACACGAGACGAAACGCGGTGATAGCCGAGTTCGCCAAAAAAGTGCCGGTGTGATTGAATGAAGTTGCCATTTTAGTTTTGGATTAGAGTTTGACGAGTTCGCCGGCTTGAACGCGTGCGCGATAGGCAGCATAAAGGTCGGCGTGGTTTTTGATCGCGAAGGTGATAGCCTCGGATTTGTTGCCCTTTAGCTCGGTGGCTTTAGCGGCGACAACGTCCTCGAACTTCTGGACCTGCACGACGGGTTTGACTGCTTCGGCCGAGGCAATCGGAGCGGCTGGCGCACCAAAGGACTTGGCAAATTCTTTGACTGCGGCGAGCGCAGCGGTGTTGGCCGCGAGCTGCACGACTTCGTTCTGTGCGCTCATCGCGGCGGGCTTCTCTTCTTTGGGAGCGAGAGCGCTTTCGAGCTTCGCGACTTTTTCGTTCATGCCCATCATAGCACTTTGAATCATGCCTTCGATGGCTTTCTTCATTTCGTCGTTCATAGGAATTTCGATTTTGATTTCTGCTTCCGGCGACTCGCTGGCGTCGCTCTCAAATTGTTTGAGTTTGCGCGCAAAAAATCCGTTCGGGTTCGCAGCGGGTTCGCTGACGAGATCGACCGAGTAAATTTCCGAGCACCGTTGCAAAGTCGTGAGCTTGTCGGACGATTTCTCCGACGGACCCGAGAACGCGATCGAAAGCCCGAACGTGTCGGGAATCCGCTCGGCGATCTCCAAAATGTAAGCGCGATGCGGCGAGGTTTGCAGTAGGTGCAAATCCCCGAGAAGCTTTTCCCCGCTGATTCGCAGCGCGTCGATGTAGCCGACGATGTCGCCGGCGCCGCCGCTGTGGTTCAGCTTCACCTTTAGCCCGCCCGCGTATTGCTGGGCGGCCGCTTTCACCTGCTCCAGCGTCTTGTCGTCAATCATGACGCCGTGGCCCAGCGCCGGTCCTTTGGTGATCAGCGAGACGCCGCGAATGATGCCGGCTTCGGCATCGATGACGCCTGCGGAGGCTGCGAATGTAATGACGGGTTCCATCGCCTAAGCGATGGCCGTCAAAACCGATCAGCGCTTGGGCTTCTTTTTCCTGACCTTTGCAACGACCACGGCAGGCTTTTTGCCTTTCGCGCCGATCCACGGAGCGACGGCAAAGACCATTCCGAGTCCCGCCGCGACGCTTGCGAACCGTTCAAACGTGAGAAGCGCCCGATCCGCGGCCTCCTTGTGCGTGCGCGAAATTGTCAGCTCTTCGTGCAGCGCCTTGTTGATCAGCGCCGTCATCGGCTCGATGACCGCGTAAAGTTCGGCAGTCATGGCCGGCGAGTTGAGCGTTGCGACCTCGCCCTTGTCGCAGACCGCCCGCGCTTTCTTGAGATAAGCTGCAACGAGTTTGTGCTGCGCCACGAGTTCTGTCGGGTTGCCAAATTCCGCGAGCAATCGCTCCGCCTCGGCTTGGAGCTTCGCCAGCGAGTCGCAAAACTCCTTCGCGTCGATGAGTCCCTTGCTCGCCTTTGCCTGACCGTCCACAATCGCCAGCCCGTAAATATCGAAAAGCGGACTGAGCACGTTGCTCGTCATCTCGAATTCTTTGTCGCTCGCCGCGATATGCTTCGAGACGTTTTTCACCGTCACCACTCCGACGCCTGCGAAACAAATCACGGTTGCGGCGAGCGCCGCCGTGATGACCTTCGGGTTCATTTCTTGAGCAGCTTCGTCGGGTTCTTGGAATACTTTTTTGCGAGCGTCGTGATGCCGTCGATAATCTCCGGCGCGAGCAGACCGGCGACGCCGTAGGTGACCGCCTTCACAAGTGAGCTGACCTCGATCTGCTCAACGATAAACCATGCGAGCGTCGAGACGATGGCCGCCATGATAACGCGCCGCACGCTGTCCCAGATCGTCCCTTGGATCGGGTTGGCCAGTAGGCGAGCAATCATGCCAGCGCCGCCAATCACCGCAGTCAGCCAGCCCGTTTCTTTCCAGAGCTTGGCCACTTCCATGAGGTCTTTGTGCTCGTTCATTTTTTGCGGCTCATGCGATCTCCGAACCACCACCCGATGCAGTTGAAAGCGCAAAATTGAATCTCGTCGATCATCTCGGCCTGCTCAAGTGCGGTGACGCGAAAAAAGACAATCGTCACCAGAACCAAGAGGAGCAGCGTGATGAGTGGGCGAAACAGCGTTATCAAATTTGCTGCCCATGCCGAAGTGTTGGCCGGAGGAGTGGCCGCCTGTTGGCTTGCGGTGAACGCATCCCACTTTGCTTTGTCGCTGGCGATCTCGGCCATTGCCTTTGCCTCTTCGAGCTTTCGCTTGTGGTCCTGCCCGGCCTTGAAGTTCTCGAAAAATCCGTTGCCGATTCTGAGCAGGACGCCGAGTGCGCCGCCGCCTAGTGCGTTGGTGAGAAGATCGAGCATAGGTTATACCTTCTTCGGATTCGTCAAACGCCGGAACAGAAAGTAAGGAAGCCAAATCCACTTTGGGATTCGCGTCACGCTCACCTCGGTGCCTTCGATGCGCGGCATTTCCGCATCCCAGAGCTTCAAACGAATCGGCGACCCATCGGGTGAACAGCAATTCACCAAAGAAACCATGCGCGTGGGAGCGCGGCCTCGGCTCCAGTAGTTGTCGTATTGCCCCAACTCAATCGTGCCCGAGATGCAGCATCCGTAAAGCGAAAGCCCGTCAATCGAGCCTTTGGCCGTGATCGAGCCAGCGACCGTGCAATGCTGCACGACATAATCCTTGCCGCGCACGAAGTCTATGCTGTCCTCCTGCGAGGCTGGAATAGTGAGACCCGACACGCAGAGGTTCGACACGTTGGAGCCCTTTACAAGATCGTCGTAATTTTCGGGGTCAAGCGGAGCCTGCCACTCAGCCGCGTCCACCGTCAGCCCGTTGTCCTGCGGCCCAACGTAGCTGCGCCAATTTACGTCTGCCGTCCCGCTCATTCGACCTTCGTTTCCTTTGGCTTTAACGCCTCGGCGATCTGCTCCGCGCACTTGCGTAGCAAATCGTGCTGATCGGCGGGTAATGGTGCAAGGCGAGCGGCTGTGTAGAGGTTTTGGAGTGCTTGCTCAGTGCTCATGTTAGGAAGCGGCGAGTTCTTGATGCGCGATGGCCGTAACCGCAGCCGAGACTTCGGCGTAGCTGTAAGTCTTGCCGCCGACGGTGACGGTTTTGTCGCTTAGGAGCGGCCAAGTGACTTGCGTCCAAGGCGACACGAATACCTGCCCGTCGATTACGGTTTTCTTCTCGAAAAAAGCAGTGGCGATAGGAGACTCGCCCTGCGGGTCAGTCTGGATGCGTTGTAGCGTGGTGGTGACGATTGGGTCATTCATGGTGGAAAAATTAGGAGGATACGGCTTTGATTACTGCGAAGTTGAAGACGGGAGCTTCCGAAGTGGTGCCGCCCGTAGTGGCAAAGGAGATACGGAAGGAGCCCGCGCCCACGGCGGTGACGTGCATCATGTAAAGGTCGGTGCCACTGCGCTGGTTGACGATGATCGTGTCAGTCGCGGCCACGGCGGAATTGGTGACGGTGAAGCTCTGCCACGTCGCTGAGCCAGCAGCGGTGAAAAGCGTGATCGCGCCGCACACGTTGTTGAGCGTGACGCCAGTGGTGCGCGAGGTGCCTTGCGTGACTGCGCCGCCCGCGCCGGTCGCGTAGCCGATGCCGCCCGTTGCGGAGGTGGAGCGGACGGAGTTTGTGAAAGTCGCCGCGCCGGTTCCTGCCGCTAGGGTGAACGGCGTGATGTTCACCGAGGCGTCGGAACTTACCAGTTGAACGCTAAACCCTCCGGTTGTGGACGAGTTTGCGCCGAATGAGTAGATGTTTGCTCCACCGCCTGCAAAACCGATGCCGCCCGCACTTGTCATGTTGGCAGTTATGGCATTGGTGCTCATAAAAGGCCGTGCTGCGGTAACTTGCTGCCCAAAGAACGCCGCGCCCGCATTGCCGAAACCGCCCGAGTTGATTAGGCTCCCGGTGGTAGTCGAGGTGGATGCGGTGGTGCCGTGGACGGTCAAATTGCCCGCGTCGGTGAGCGTCATGCGAGGCGTTGTCGTGCTAGACGCCCTTGTGGCCCAGACCATCGAGTAGCCGGTGCCGTCACCGAAAAACTGCGTCGTGACGGGTGCGGTGTAGTCGATCTGGAACCCTGCGCCGAGTAAATTGTAAGTTGCTCCGAGCGAAAGAGAGCCAGCCGAACGGAATCCGCCGGTTTGCGTAATGAGCCCGCCCCCAAAATACCCCGCCCCCGCATTTCCAAACCCGCCTGCGTTGACCAAGGAGCCGGTCGTCGTGGACGTGCTGGCGGTGGTGCCGAACACCTTGAGCCCGCCGGTGCCGGAAATGTCGGTCGTGCCGCCGATGAGGACGTTGCCGTCTGCGGGTTGCAATGAGATTGAAGAACCCGTTGAGCCTGAAACGCGCCGCGCTTGAAACCAAGTTGAGAAGGGTGATTCCAAGAACCCAATATCGAGATATTCATTCCCCGGTCCCTGATTTTGCTGATAGAAAGAAAAGCTGGGCGTTGAGGTGTTTGATTGGTTTCGACCAATGAGTAAAACTGCTTCTGTTCCTTTTGCGGACAGCGTGGCCCGGCCGTTCGCGCCTTGGCTAAGTAGCAGACTCGCCCCGCTGCTGCCGCCCGCGAGCGTCAGGTTGGTCGCGGCTGCGGCGGTGATGCTGTTATGGCTGGCCGTTGCCGAGGTGATTGTTCCGCCCGCGAAGATCGCGCCCGCATTGCCAAACCCTCCTGCGTTGATTAGGCTCCCGGTGGTCGTGGACGTGCTGGCGGTGGTGCTCGATAGCGAAAGATCGCCCGCGTTGTTGAGCACCATGCGGGATGTAATCGCGCCACCGTTGCCGGTGAACCAGCGGTGACTTGCCGCGACGCTGGACCGGGCAATGTAAAGCAGATCCCCCGCGAGCGCTCCCGGACCGCCCGTGTTTTGAACGCCTACAAAAGCGTCGGTTGAGTTGGATGGCGAGCTTGTTAAAACGCCTAACTTTAACCCGAGCGCACCAGATGAGGCGGTGTCGATGGGCGCGACGGCAGAATTGACGTTAAACCCGGATTGAAACGTAGCAAACGTACCTTGAGTCATTGCCCCGGTAGCAGAAGCCAAAGTGAACGCCGCGCCGAAGCTGCCGGTGCCTAGGGTCAGGTTGGACGCGGCTGGCGAGGTGAGAGACGCCGAGATTGGCGTCGTGAGCGTCGGTGACGTAGAAAGCACGTTTGCGCCGCTGCCCGTCGAGGTGGTCACGCCTGTGCCGCCGTTGGCGACTGGTAGCGTGCCGGTCACGCCCGTCGTGAGCGGTAGGCCCGTGCAGCTCGTCAGCGTGCCGCTGGACGGTGTGCCGAGAGCCGGAGCGACCAGCGTCTTGTTGCTCAGCGTGTCCGTGGTCGCACGTCCAACCAGAGTGTCGGTTGCGTCGGGCAAAGTCACCACGCGGCCGGCTGTCGAGACGGCGTCAATCAGCGTCACCGCGCTTGCGGCGCTGGATGAACTGCGGAAGCGGATTCCCTTGTTGAAATCCGTGCCGTCGCTGATCGTGAAAAGCCCGCTGCCCTTCGGCTGCAAGTGCACGCCGATATTTGCGCTCGCGCCCTCGGCGAGAACGTGGAGCGGGTTGCCGACGCCAGTCCCGTTCTTGATCTCAACGTAATCCGTCGCGCTCGCCACGTCGGTCAGGCGCAGGATGTCGTGACCGCCGCCGACAATTCCGACCGTGTCTGCGGCCGGGCGATACATGCCGGTATTCGTGTCGCTGACAAAGAAAAGCGACGGCGCCGCTTCGGTTCCGTCCTGCAACTCGATTTGTCCCTCGTCGCCGGTAATCGTGATCGTCGTCGGCGTCTCGGTGATCGTGATGTTACTGCCGGCCACGAGGTTTTTCGGAACGTAGTTTGGCCCTTCGCTGCCGAGGATTTGTCCGCTCGTTGGGATCGGCAGAAGATCGGTCAGCGTAGTAATGCCGCCGCCGCCGCCACTGTTGCCGCGTGCGGCGCTCAGCGTCCAGTTCTCGGCGTTCCGGCCCGGACGCTCGCGGTTGTCGTTGATGTTCGACACGAACGAATCTCCGTTGAACGTCACGAGGTCCAACTTTTGATAGGTGTCGTTCGGCGTCCATTTGCCGCGAGGATTCAGCCCGCGAGGTTCGGCAAATTCCTTCCGCAGTTGGTCGATTTCGCCGGCACGCGGAAAGCGCGAGAGTTCATCGGTGACGATGCTTTTAACTGCGCTCGGCAAAGCCGAAGCCGCCTCAGCGATTCGCGCCTCGGCCTTTTCGAGCAGCGTGGCGTTCTGCTCGCGCTCAGCCATGAGCACCGAGTAGCGCGCCGCCGTCGTGACTTCCAAAGCCTTGCCGAGTTCATCAACCTTCGCGGTCAGCGCCGCGCTGGATTGCGCGTGCGCGTCCTGTGCGCGGGCGATGACCAGTTGCTCCAACTCGCTGCGGATCGCCGGCTCGATCTCTTCTAGGTTGCGCTCGATCTCGGACGAAAGGTGGTCGCGCAGTTGCGGCAGAGAATCGACGAGCTTCTTCAGCTCGGCGCGTTGGATGATCGCGAGTTCAACAAGGTTATCGATTTCGGATTGCGTATGGATCATGGAATTATTTCCCAGCCTTCGGGTGCTTTTCTGGCAGAAGATCGTTATCGGTCGTGTATTTCGGATTCTCCGGCCGGCCGTTTTTCAGGAGGTAGAGGAACGCGTTCACGCGGGCGAAAGCCCACTGCGACGCGGAGGTGACACGCGGACTGCTCGATGTGTTGAACGCACCGAGACCGCGTTGGAAAACCGCCTTGAGTGCGCCGAGTGTCGCGCGGCCGTTGCGCGTGTTCGAGTCCTTGCGGTTAAAGTCAGCGGCTTTCCTTTCGAGTGTCGCCTCTTGTTCTGCCGTGACTTCTGCGCCACTCTTGCCGGAAGCGTCGCCCTTCGCGGTGCCTTCGCCCTTCGGATTTTCCCGTGGCGTGTCCGACTTCGGAGCCTTGTCCGACGCAACGATTGCGCCGCGCTCGCCGACCTTTGCAAACATGCCCTCGTGCTGCCTCATGCAGACTGCCGTGCGCTGTTCCGCGTCAGGAAATTCTGCGGTGCTGACCGGATCGGCCATGCAGCGCGTCATGAAATCGTCGTGCGTTTCTTCGGCGGTCGGCGTCGGTAGCTCGTATTGCTTTTTCGTCAGCTCGATAATGCTCCGATTCTCCAGCACGCTTTGCTTCGTCTGCTCGATCGTCGTCATCTGCTTCGCCCGGTATTTCTGCACCGCGTCCAGCCAGTCTTCGGCACCGAGTGGCGTGTTGCGCGAAAACTGATGCTGCACTTCTGCGGCTGCGACGGAGAGGTCTTTTTTCTCCGCCTGCTTGTTGAGCCGCTCAACGATTGCCGTGCTCCACGAGTAGCCTTCATCGCCGCCCCAGCCGTGCCACGCCTGCCATCCCTTGCCTTGCTCATCCCAGCTCTCGCCCTGCTTGTCGGCTTCGTGCCGGTCGAAAAAGGCTTTCATCCGGCGAACCGTGTCCTCGGACATCGGCCGCTTGTTCATGAGGTCGCGCGCCCGGGCGATGCCGACGCTCGTCATGCCGCGCTGTGACATCGGCTTCTTCTCGCGGATCTCAAGTGCGCGCCGTGCGTTGTCCGCCATCGCGTCGGTCGGAATGTAGGAGCCGTCTGCGAAGTTGATCGTCACGAGATTCGCGTCGTTCTGCACTTTCTCAACCGGCTCGATTGCGGCGGGTGCCGCCGCGACGCTCGCCGCCTGCGCCTCGGCTGCGCTGGCTCCCACCGCGTCGCCGGCTGCGGCTGCGGCTGCTGGCGTGCTCGGGAGTGAGGTCGTCGTGAGGCGAATCGCCGTTTCCGGCACGCCGTATTTCACCGCAAGCTCCTTCACAAATCCCGCTTCGATTGCGATCTGTTCGAGCCGCGAAAACGCGTCGGTGCCTTCCTCGGCCGCGATCTCTTGCAGCGACTTCGCGCCCTGCCGGTTCTCGTTCATGTTCGCCGCTGACTCGCGGCCCACGTCGATTGAGAGCTTGGCCGGGAAGCGCCACTCGCCCTTGGTTGCCCGGCGCAGCGCTTGAACCATTGTCTCGCCCGCGAGAAGCGGAGGCGGCGGAATCTCGCCGCGAGCGATGGCGTCGAGAATCACGGCGTCCTTGATCGGGTCGAGAACCTTGTCGGTCAGCACGCCCTGCTTGTTCGTGAACACTCGATCAGCCGCCGCGAATTCTGCGCGGACGCTCGGCCCTTTGTATTCCTGCGTCCCGAACAACACTCCCTCGGGCACGCCCACGCCGAGCGCGATCTCGTGCATGAGATGTTGCACGAATCCGGTGAAGGCCTGCGACGGACGCGACGGCATGACTTCCACGCGGTCGCTGTTCTGGAAATATCGAATCATGCCGACCTCGGTCAGCTCGTTCTTCTGCGTCTGACCGCTCGGCAAGTTCGCCGCAGGGTTTGGCTGGAAAAGGTTGCGCGGGTTCGCGACGCCTCGGTCGTTGAAGATCAGCGCCGCCTGCTGCGACGAGAAGCGAACGCCGGCCTTTTCCGCCTGTAAGATTTCGTGCAGCATCCGCGCTGTTTGAATCGCGCTGTGCAGGTCGGTGACGCCCCGGTATTGATCGACGCGGAACGGGTCGAAGTAGTGGCAAAACTGATTCGCCGGAATGTCCTCGGCTCCGAAGTAAACGCCGTTCCGGTCCACGCGGAAAATCCGGTAAGCGACCGGCTGGCCGAAGTCGTTCGTCACGACGCCTTGAAAGTAATTGTTCGAGGCGACGGCTGACTCGTTCGGGTTGCCGATGCGCGTCGCCGGCACAAGTTGCAGCTTGAGTCCCTCGCCGCTGCGCCGAATCACGAATCCGCAGTCACCGTCAATCGGTCGCTCTTCCGCCGCGAGCTGCACGAGCTTCTTGAAGCTGTGCCGGTTCGTCACGTCGCAGTTTTTGCACCACGCGTGGAAATAGTCGTCAATCACGCGGTTATAATCGCGGTCGCCGGTCGTCGGTGAATACTCGTGCGGCGTCAGGTAGAGACCAAATTTGCGCGAGATTTCCCGAGCCTCGGGAAAGTTGTCCACCAAGTCCCGCGCCTCATACATCATGACCACCCGGTCCCGCTGATTCTGCGAGCTCTCGGCTGGCTGCGTGTATTGCTTGGGAGAATACATCCGATTTGTCCGCGCCGCGTTATACTCGAAAAGCGACTTCGCGACGCGTGCCTCCAAACGCTTGAGCGCCCACGTCGGCGCGATGTTCTCAAGCGCCCGGTCAATCCAAGGTTTTTGCGCGACAAGTTTTGACGCGTCGAAGAAATCGGTGCTCATGTGATTAGTTGCCGGTGAAGCTGACGAAGGTCTGATCCGTTGACGTTCCGGCCGCGTCGGTCAATGCGTCCTGTAAGTTGCCAAGCATGTTGTTGAGCGCGTTCAGGTCTGCCCGGCTCACACTCTTCCCGTTGAGGCTGTAACTCTGGTTGAGCAGCACCGCCTGAATCGCGTCAATGGTCTTGGTCTTGAGCGCGGTCAGCGTCGCGGTGTCCAGTCCGAGAAATGGGTTGTCGAGCATACCACTGCTCGAAACGTCAAACCGGCCCTTCTTTAGTTTCCCCCTTTATTGCTGGGTGATAAAAGGGGAAGTAATTCTCAAACGCTTATCCCTAGGGAAACTCTGGAGTTTGTGGGTCATTGCCGCCTTTTCCCCACAAACTCAGTCCTTCGGCGGCGCGTAGCGGATCACGTTCGCAATCGTCGCCATGCAAAGCAGCATCGCACTCGTGTCCAAGCCGTGATTTGGAGCGTTGCTCTTCACCTCGCGCCACTCCCAAACGCCGGTGCGGATCTCGACTTTCGACTCGCCTTTGAGGTGTTCGAGGTAGAGCGGATTTACGTCCTTCGGAAGCAACCATTTCAAATCGCCCTTGGCTTCCAGCGCGTTCGCGAGCAGGTCCTTGAAATAGTCGCCGGACCAGTCGTAATAAAACACGTCTCCGCCCCGGTAGTCGCTCACTCGTGGCTCCGAGAACGGGAAGTTGATCAGCTTGTCGGTCGCCTCGTCCCTCATCGTCCACGTCTTTCGCGCGTAGCCTCGCATCCCTCGCCAGCCAAAGTCGGCGCAATCCCGGTCAACGTCGGCCGGCCGGTAGCCGCGATCTTGAGCAACGCACGCGTCTTGCACCTTGTAACGGTGCTGCAACTGCCGGAGTTGGTCCCGCGTCTCGACGCGCCCGAAATAGAGCTGCCGGTAGGTCGGACCGGTCGCCGAGCTGAACGCGCCGATCTCGACCCACCAGTGGTCCTGCTGTCGGTCAATTGCCATGAAGCGGATGACCTCGCCGTCAATCGCCTCGCCGTTGGAGAACTGCGCGACGCTGTAATCGGACGCCTGCACGAACAAATTGACCACCTTCTTCTCGACAATCCACGGCCGCGCCTCGCGCTTGGTCTTAAACTCGATCTTCATTTTGTCGTCACCCTGCCGCACGAAATGGTTGTCCGCCTCGCAGAATTCTTCGACCAGTAGCCGCATCGGCCGGCTGACGAGCGACTCGACGCGGAAGCTCTGAATCTCCGGCGGCGCCGGCGGGTTCAGCGGAACGAACCGCCCGGCCCGCTTCCAGCCGGTCCGCGTCGTGTCGGTGTCCGGTGACTCGTGGCCGCAATGTGGGCAACGGAATCGGCACGACTCGACGGCCCGCGCAACGTCCCACGTCTCGTCATCGCGCTTCGCCGCTGCGTCCCAGACCACGCCGCCGCGAAGCCCGGTCTCTTCGTTCTTGTCCAGCGCGAACGCGAGCGGGTGCACCTTGTGGCACGCCGGACACTCGGTGCTCCACTCCTGCTGGGTGCCTTGGCGGAAGCTCGTGTCCTCGACGTTGCCGGTTTCGAGGTCCATAATCGGAGCCTGCGAGGTGTTGTAAATCTTCGAGCGCCCGACCTCCTCGAAGCGCGAGACGCGGGCGACGGCGTGACCGTAAACCTCCTGCCATTTCGGGAGCCAAATCTCGTCGTTGATCTTGTATCGGATGGACTGCGATTGCTGGCTCGAAAGGTTGGCCGGGTTGAGCAAAAAGAAGAATCCGCCGAAATAGATTTCCGTCGTCGTCCGGTGCGGTCCGACTCGCGGAAGCATCGCCGCCACCGGCTTGCACGACTCGAAGATCGGGTTCAGCCGGCTCTTTGCGTGCCGGTCAATCATCTCGTCGGTCTGCATCGTCCACGAAATCGGCCCGGCGTCGTTGCAAATCAGCCACGGCACCCAGATGTCTGCCACCAGCGTGCCGCCGATCTGCACGGCCTTGCGGAAGTGAACGCGGCGCACCAGCGGGTTTTGGAGCGCATCGAAGATCGGTATCAACCACGGCGAGATGCGGACATTGAACGGTCCCGGCGTCGCGTAGCTCTCCGGCAGGACGATGTGCTTCCGCGCCCACTCGTAAATTGGCGAGCGGTCGGGCTGCGGAAGGCGCAGCTTGGTGAGGAGTGCGTCGGATGCGGTCAAAGTTATTGGCCGACGTGCTCGGAAAGCGTATCAGCATTTTTAGACAAGGCAGATCTAAGTCGCCACAGCTTCACCTCGATTGATGAAAAACTCCTGCCTAGCGCGATCCCTATTTGCTCCTGTGTCATTTTTCCTATGTTGCGCAGCAAAAACGACTCCTCCTCTCCGCTCCATCTCGCACCAGTGCTTTCGGCTAGTTCGCGGGATCTGGCCCGCTTTTTCTCTGTATTTCTTCTAATACATTTTCTGCGGTGCTTGCGTTCTGGTTCTGGGTTTTTTGCGATCCAGTTGGCGCGAGCTTTGAGCCGGCTTTCGTTACGGCATTTCTTGCATCGCATACGATTTTGATGACACGGCGGTGGCGCGCTTTCTCTTGTTATTTCAGCGAAGCATTTAGAGCAAAAACCAACCCAACCACGGGTCGCGATGAATGACCGGGCTGCACCCTCTGATGATTCGATAGTCACAGATTTTGTGGTCATGCGCTTCCTCTCGACCGGTCCAACGCGTCAGCCTCGAACGTCGCAATGTTCGCGTTCACGACCTCGCGGATTTCCGACAAGATCGCGCCGCCTTCGACGTTCAGCTCAGCCGCGTTCATGCCGACCCCACGCGGTCCGAGTTCAATCGTCAGCTTGAGCCGAAGGAGCAGGTCCAGCTTTTGCCCGAGCGTCACCAGCATCGCTTCGACTACCTCCCGATCAATCACGTCGCCGGCCTCGCGTTCGTTTTTGGATCGGGCAAGGCGGATTTGCTCGCGCATGAGTTCGGCTTTGAGGTCGGCGAGGTTCTTCGTCGCCGTGTCCTTGCCGATCAGGTGCTCGGCGCAGAACGCTTGCCACGCCGTCAGGTTCTCGCGCTTGCCGTCCTCGTGCTTTTTCGGTGCGTCCGGGAAGCGATTGCGAACGTCGTAAATGCCCTGCCGCGACATCCCGAGCTCCTTCGCCAGCGCACTCAGGTCTTTGACCCATCCGCCCGTCTGCTCGGCTTGAAACTCGTTGAGCGCCTTGCGCTCCGAGGTCGTCAGCGTCTTGCCGGCCTTGAGCTTGACCGCGATGTTTTGGACGTTGCGGCGGGCGAGTAATTCAGACGGCGATTTTTCCTCGTTTTCCATCTCAGAAATTCAGCGAGATTGAAAACTCAGATCCGCCTCGAGTTATCTTTCGAATGTAACCCGGGTATTTTTGCACCAGTTTCTTAATGCACTCCGCCTCCATTTTTTGCGTTCGGTACGTCTTGCATCCTCCCTCGTCCACCCAGTGCGAGTTCGCCCAGTATATGTATCTGCAGCAAAGAATTCCGCCACGATCCCTGATGTGACGAAGGCAGATTTCGTAGTCCTCTTTTACCGGGAAATCCTCGTCAAAGTAATAAGTCCCATCGTTGATTATTCCCATGCACGAAGCCGTGACATAGCTGCGAAAAAGAAAAGGTTTGTATGGGTAAACCGATCTGAGCGCGCCATCCGTCGAAACGCCCCAGATCTTAAAATCGAGTTGCTGCGTTAAATCGAACAGCTTCTTG